TTTGACCATAACCTGTAGAATAAGGTTGATCTTTCCAACTTTCTGGATAACCAGATCCTTCAGCAAATGCTGTACCAATTACATAAGCTCTTTTAGGCTCTAAGTAATCGTGAATCGATTTTCCAGATACGTCAACAGCATCTATAGCATTATTGTAAGCAGAGTAAGACATTAGTTCGAAATCTGCACCAGCAGAACCCTTGCTAACTATTTCACATTCCAGGTCAACACCTGTGTTGGAAATACCTGTTACACTTTTAATTTTAGCTATAAGATAACTATTAGGCCTACTTGCAGAATCAGCAGCACTATCATCCCAAGAACCTGCTGTAACTGAAGTTGAATATGGAATCTTAACCATCTGGCCAGGAACGAAAAATGCTGGCTTAGTACCTGCATCTCCTGGAGAGATTTCATTAGTTGATTGTCCATATACATTTTGCTTATTACCATCACTTAGATAATCGCTTATCATTGTAAAGTAATAAGTATCACCAGCATCTACATTAGTGTGAGTAACTGTTGCGTTACCACCATTAATAGCACCTGGTGCTGTTGTTCCATGATTTGAAACATAAGCATAACGTTTATGCCACGAAGGTCGTTTCTCTGTGAATTTAAAAGAAGGATCATCAGTGGATTTTTTAGATGCTTTTGCAAGAAATCTAAAAAAAGGATCTTGAGCTATTGCTAGTTCAGAAACCCTACTACCAAAGTTAAACTTTCTTCTAAGATCGCCAGTTTCTAATCCCGTACCATGACGAGGACCAGATGATACGCCATTCGTACTAACCGTATCGCTATATGTCTCTAGACTAAATAAGTCTGACATAGGACCATCTCCTTTACTGTCGTCCCCTCAACTGTATATTAAATATACCTTCGGTTCAGACTGAAGTTAAGTTCGGTAGACGGTCTAACCCAATCTATCCGAACAAGTTATCTACATTACCATCAAGGTCTAACAGCCCATCAAAAATTGAATCGGCTGCACCTTTTTTACCAGAACCTTGACTATTTGAATCACTAGCGCTTGTCGGCATGTTCCTTACATTTTTCATTTGACTTAACATTTCTGTCTTAGTTGCATTAGCAACATTTTGATTACTTTTATCTTTGTTAAGGATTAAGTAAACGTCATCTAATGTTAGTTTCCTCTCTTGAGCCGAGGCTTTAAATTGAGAAAACTCTTGTTCAGTCATTCCATGCTTTTCTTTAAAACTCTCCTCATTTTTTTTCTGTAATAATCTACCTTGAACTTGAGCTGCGTTTTGTTTTTCTTGAGTTAAAACTTGCCCTATTCTTTGTTGAACTACAGAATCAACATGAGCTGCAAGAACTTTAGCTGAATCAGAAGCTGGATCTTCAATAGCTTCCGTAGGATCATATGAAAAATCCTCCTTTAGATTCAGATACTCCTTGACATTTTGAGCTGGCTGACCTCCACTTTGTAAGTAATTACGAACATGATCAACAAGACCACTATCTGTTTTCATCGCTTCAAGTACTGGCATAAATGGTTCTAGTTGACGAAGTTGGTCATTTAATTTAACAGCTTCTCTACTTGAATCTTTATACCTTTTCTTGTAAGGATTACTTTCGTTATCCCAGTTATCTGTGGAGCCACCAACTTCTTGGTGGGTTACCTCTTGAACTGTTTCTTCTTGGTTACTTCCCTCTGAGACGACTCCATTAACAGAGTCCTCTAATTGAGCAAAGAAATCGTCAGAGTCAGAAGGTTGCTCCTGAGTTACTTCATTATTTTCTTCATTCATCTCTTATTCTCCTTTTTTTAAAAGAAATTTGTTGCAAATTTAAGAATCTTTTTCATTAGTTTGCAAGTTTTTTATGATATTATTTGCTTCCATCGCTATTTTTTGACCTTCTAAGTTAGTTTTGTCTGATAAAGCTTTAGTAGCTTTAGTAGCTCCTTCTTTAATTAACTTGCTAGCCAACTTCTGTTCAGCCTCTGTTTGAAGATATGCTTTTTTCAGTCCAGTTTTAAACTGTTCTTTCTGCTTAGTTATTTCCATTTCAGCATCTTGAACTTTACCTTTAATACCAGCTTGTACTAACTGTCTTTGTAGTGTTTCAATAGTACCTTCTTTATCTTTTACAGATTCTTCTAGAGACTGTAATTGTCCTTGTAATTGAGCATACATAGATTTTCTTTTTGCAATGTTCTCTTTATTCTTAATATCTGTTTCAGATAAAACTGCAATATCATCTACTACACCCATTTGTAATAATTCTTTTAATTCAGATAAGTAAGCCCATCTATTTACAGGTAATGTTGATCCTGCTATAATTCTAACATCAAACTTAGCTGCCTGATAATCATTTAATTTTCCAATAGCTTCACCTAAATCATTATATAAAGGAACATTAATCTCTGTTTCTTTTTCTCCCTGCATTGCATTTGGTTGAACCATTCTAAATACTTTATGTGAACTATAAACTGCTTGAGTAAATTGTTTAACAATCTCACCTGTATGTTTTAAAGCAGGTTCAATAGAGTTTTGCATCCATTGTTTAATTCTTCTTGTTCCATATTCATCCATAGCTAACATACCTCTGTATGTTTCATGTTGTTTACCAGTATCTCCCATCATAGATGAATATATACCTGCTAAGTATTCCATATCATTTTTACCCATTTGAATCAAATCATAGAAAGCACTACTTAATGGAGCAGGTTGAACTGCAGTTGGGGCTTGAGCCCCTGGTCTTATTGGAAGTAATGCTCCAGGAGAGCTTGAATATTTTTCCCAATAATCTGCATCTATAGAACCTTCTTCATGCATCCATCTTAAACTACTACCAAGTGATGCATTATGAACTAATATTTGATGCGCTTTATTTATTTCTTTTTGTTTACCTATAAGAGGTGAAACAGCACTAATAGGAAAAGGAGTTCCAGTCCATTTGTAATGAAATGGTATAATAGGATAATCTGTTATACCTTCTGGGAAATCTTTTTCATATAATAATTTGTCTCCAGCAACACAAGTTAATCTAATTTGTTCTTTATAAAACTTAACTGAATCTACAAGCATTTCATTAAATGTTTTTTCTTGTTGCATTATTTTAAATTGTTCTTCAGGAACAACAACGTTATCTACTTTAGTAGTTTCAGCCATCATCTTACCTTCTAGTTCTACTCTAGTAGATTCTATTTCAACTTCCATTTCTTCTTGAGCTTTTTTCAACTCTAATTGATGTCTCTCTGGAAGAATTTGTTGTTGTTGTAAAGCCATATCTAATTGTTGTTTTGTTTCTAAAAACTTAACTGATAATTCTTCTTTTAAAGATTGAATTTGTTTGTTAATAGATTTCTTCATTTCATTCATTACTTCAGGATTAATAGGAGCTCTCATAAATACATTCATATAAGGGACTTTAATCTTTTCGTATAATTCAAAATAATCTAAAAGCTCATCATGTTCTCCAGTATTAGGATCAACTGCTTCACTAGAATCTACATCTTTATACGTAAAATCTTTTTTATAATCACCAGTAGATTTTTCACTTAAATTATTCTCATCATCATAACTAGATGAAGCTGAATTTATTTTTCTAAGTTGGTCTGGATACAGTTTCTTTAAATGCTCCTTAGGTAGAATCTTTCTACATAAAATAAAAGCAGCATCTCTAAATAATAAATCTCTAGATTTTGGATCTACAAACATATCAAAAGGTTCAGGTTGTTTAATAACAACATCACCCATACCTTGATCAGAATCTTTATCTATAGTTACCATAAGATAACCAATAGATTTAGTTATACAATCATTTATACAATTAGCAAATATAGTAGAGCCATCAGATAAGCTCCAAATATAATCTGCAATATCAGAAAATACTGAAGCAACATCTGTATCAGAACCATCAACACCAACAGCTTGCCATCTAGGCCCTTTAGCAGTAGCATAAAAGTTTAACATTTCTACTACTGGCATAATTCTATTTATAGTAAAGGTAGGCATACCTTGTTCTTCAAGAGTTATTCTTTCTTCTTCAGATAATTGATTATCATTAGAAAAATCAAAACCTTTCTGATTTACATATTCCCATTGAGCTCTACTATCACTATCAGCTAATTCAAATATTCTTAAGACTCTATCTACTTTTTTCATTAATACTCCATACTTAATTCTTTTTCTTGATTTTGCCAAGCCATTTTATTAGGGCCAGATTCAGTAGCTCCAGTATTAAAATTTGGAGTTGCTAATCCTGGAGTTTTCATAGTTCTTGATCCTCCCCTTGTATCTATTCCTTTTCCAAAAACGGTATCTAAATTATTTCCAATATTAGAATATAAATCTTGATTAGGTAAAACTTCAGAATAATCACCTACTGGTTTACTTAACATTGCTGAAGCTCTCTTAGCCGCTTCATAACCATCCTTTGTATAAGGGAAACTTAAATCTCCTACTTTAGGCATTTTTCTCCTATGCTGTTACCCAGCTTTTTGCAGCTGGTCGATGTTTAGTCCAAACACCAGAATGTCTATCTTGTTTCATAGACTTAGGTGGATGTGCATGTTTACATGCATAAGCTAAAGCATCTATTGTATCATCATGACCCATTCTAGGGCCAAATGTAAAAATTTCATGTTGTAGATCGTACTGATCTTTTCTTAAAAACATACTTCTTATTGCAAATCTTTGAGCTAATACTTCTTGTATTCTGTCCCTCTTACTCATTCTGTTCCCTGGTTTTTCAGCAACATACTTAACTCCAAAGTCATTCCTTCTTCTCATTTCTGCAATAAGCGATTGGAAAACTGGTTTAGACATTGCAGTGTCTTCAATGGTAAAGAGCGAAGGATGGTAAATCTTTTGATAATCGAATAAATGATCAACAATCCCTTTTTTACCATCGCCAGGAATCCCAAGCACAGGTAATGACCTATTACGAAGATAGTCAAGAACATAACAATTATTGTCCCCATCAATAGCGACAACGAGGATAACACTAAAGTCAGTATCTCTTCTAGCGCTATCCGTAGCTGGGTCAACCCCTGCAAAAACATTGACAGGTTTTTCAGTGCCATCTTCAAGTATGATATAACTGACTCCAGTATCTTCATCATGTTTAAACCTCCCATCCCAAAATTGTATATGATCTCTAGTAAATATTGCATCTTCTGCATTCTGTACTTCCATCATATACTCTTGATAAAATTTTTGTGGTTGTCCTGAATCAGCATAGAACTTTTTCTTACGTTCCATTTCTTTTTTACCAAACCAACCAGGCCATAAAGAATTACCATCTGGTTGCATAGCTTTATAACTGATTACATGCCAACTATATTTTTCACCTTGTTTTTCAGCTTTTTCTTTACCGACAAGTATATTTTGTATAAAGGAGTCGAAATGAACAGGAGTACCATTAATCCTAAGCCTACCCGTATGTGGCTCAAGAGCAGGGAAAACAACTGCGGTAACAAGATTCGCAATTTTAGCACGAGACTCAGACGTAATGGTATTATTTTCATCTTCAAAGTCGTCAAGAACGATGAGGTCATATCTTTTATGGAGTTTAGCTCCGCCTCTAATTCCTGATAGATTTGATTTTGATATGAGTTTACATCCATTTGTTAGCTCTATATCGTCTTCTGTCCATTTTTTACCTTTTAAGTTACCGAAATAATACGAAACTTTATCATTATATTCCAAATGGTATTTTATATAATCTAAATTTGGCACACTAATTTTAGAAGACGCAGCAACCCAACCATAAAATAAAGGTCCTGTTGCAAAACAAAAATCTTTCATAATACTACACTTAGTAAGTACGGTCTTTCCATGCCCTCTAGGTAATATAATAGCTGTTTGTCTTTTGTCCATATCTGAAATAGCATCTGCTACTTCATAATGGAATGGAGGAGTTTCACTTCTCATGAAATCATCAGCTAAAAATAATTTACCAAATGCAATCATATCTTTTTGAGCAAGCATTAAAGCCTCTTCTGCCTTACTAACGTTCTCTTTATTAATGTTTAAATTAAATTTAGACATGTCATTATTTATCAAAAGGATTCGGATGATTCCATTGTTTACTGTGTGTACCTATTTTAGTATCAAAATTTTTAAGTTTTGATTTAGGGGCTACCCACTTAGGAATTTTCATTTGTCCTTTAATTTGTCTTACTTTCGATTTTAAATCCTGTGGCCTTATTTTTGGTTTTAAATTTGAAGGATCTAGATTTTTTAAATATCCTGGTGTAAATAAACCTTCTATCCCATGATCAAGCCATATATCTTCCCCTAATTTTGAATACGTTAATTGCTCTGGCACATCTTGTATTACTTTTACAGGGTTTAAACCTAACAATTTAGAGCCATAATGTCTTGCAAAATTCGTAGGACTTGAAAATATATTTTTCCATGTAGGGTTATTAAGAGCAAAATCCCATGTATCAAACATCCTATTATACATAGGTAATGGTTTTAAATCTTTATATAGATTATTTGAATGTATATAATGAAAAAGATTTATACCTTTTGTGTAACCTTTTGAACCAGTCTCTCCTAATTGTCTTATACTTGGACCGCGACTATATGCTCTTTTCATACCAAAATCCCACTCTCCAGTAGGATCTGTCACACGTTTTAATCCATCTTTAGTAGTTACTCCAAAATTACCAAATATAGGTGAATACCTATCATAACCAGGTTTAGTGAATAAAGCATTCCAATTTTTATATAATCTTTTACCTATTTCAGTATCAGTATTAAATTCCCATAACTTACCTAAATCTTTGTATTTTTTATCAGAAGGATTAACAGATTTTGCTTCTCTAAATATATCGCCTCTTTTTATATTATATTTAACGTTTTCATACCTTTTAGTTGTCGCAGCCTTTGGATTATATATTTGTCTTGTACCTTTAAATGCTTTATCACCCAAACCCCATATCGCTCTATTTAAATGATACCTTGCTGCTATATCTTCTATATCTCCACCCCACTTATAATTTATAAGTCCTTCAGACTGATTAACTGCTCGATTGTGGGAACCTATACGTTTCATTATTGGCCCACCTTTTCCTTTAGTCATTTCTTTTGTATATAAATCATCACCATATTTATAAGTATCATAATCTAATCTATGTAACCATAATGGTTTATCATCCCATAATGCTCTTTTTATACCTTTAAAATAAGACCCAGTGTCACCTTTTAAATCACTAATTCTTGGTAATTCATATCCAACTGGCATTTTTACATTAGTCCATAACCTACCCATTGGAACACGTATAGGGGCTGTAGCATATTTATGAATTAAATGACCTGCTTGACCATAATCTCCTAATCCTGGAATAGCGAACCCTGCATATAATGCGGCCGTACCAGGGCTACCTTCTGCGGCATAAAGAGCTGAGTGAGCTAAATCAGCAGGAGGAAAATAACTAAGCATATCCAAACCAACATGTAAAGGTTTAGATAGGGCGCCATAAATACTACCTGCAGCTTCTACACTTTCTTCCCACGTTGAACTAGTTGGTTGTCCTAATTTATGTCCTCTATCTGCTACTACTTCCATAAATATAAATCCTTATTTTTCATTAAATTTTTCCTTTGAAAATTCTTGATAACCTAATCCAGCTGCTATTGGAGCTCCAGCAATACCCCAAATACTCTGGTCCATTTCTTTCCAGTTCTTAAGGGGGGGTATTTGCGAACCTAATCCCCAACCACCTCTAAACCTCTTTTTAATAAGCTCTTTTGGTAAAGTCCTGTATTCTTGTAACATAGCACCAATCTCTACTGGGTGTGTGAACCAAGGAGACATAAAAGATTGAGCTGTCAATGGTTTTCCTAAACTTTTTAAATGTGTAACATGATCTCTTACGTAATCTTGCGTGTACATTTTTTTGAATCTATCTTTATAAAAATTATCTAATATAGGATTGCTACTTATTATAGCTTCCTGTGCTATACCTAATGGAGAATTATCATATCGAAGTACACTTTCAGCAAGTTCATCATATACATGTTCTGGCACATATTGCCAAATATCCCCACGCCTTTGATAAGATTTACCCTGACTTTTTCTCATAAGACCAAAAAAGTGAGAATTTCCAGGAGCAAGTCTTCTTTGTATTTGAAATTGCAAAGCATGTTTAGCTTCATGTATTAATAATGTTGGATTTTTCTTCCAATAAGTGCCTAACTCAATAGAACCCTTATTAACCTCACTCAAATTTGGGAACATGTTCAACATGTCAACATACTTATTATTCCCCGTATAATACCAATCTGATGTACGTAATCTTCCCATATTTGTCTGAATTGCATGTTTAATTGAAGGTTGGTAAGCAAGACCATGAGCGTTTGCCTTCTTTAATATATTCATTCCTTCAGCCCCATACCTTACCTTATTTAAAGGTATATTCTCTCCAACCTGATACATTTCAGGTCCTTTTAATTTATACGGTTTATTTTTCCCTATATGTATTGATTCTTCTAAATGCTTAATTGTAGTATTAACAACATCATTGTAAGCTGTTCTACTGGTAGTATTACCTACCATATCATCAACTATATCTAATAACTCATCAACTACGTCTGTATTTTTCCATTTAGTAGGTATGTAATTATTTGATTTTATAGGCTTAGCAAACCTTTGAAGATTTTTACCCACACCATATTTGCCATCCAGATCCCAAAACCACTGATTAAATTCTTTAGCAGAAATCTTTTTACCAAATTTATCTTTATAAAATATCTCAGTAAAAGGTTTTTGATAAGTACTACCTTTAAATTGAGGTCTTATAAACTTATCAGATATAGGATGAGAAAAATATGTTTTACCCAAACCAAAGTCAGTATTTGTACGGAATTTAAATCCTTGTCTAACTAAGTTAATAAAACTTTCTGGATTTTTAAGAGCAAATTCTTTTAGAGATTCTCTTTCTATGCTTGCACCTAATTTTAAATTATTTTTAAATAAATTATAACTTTTATCACTTAACATATCCTCTCTTAAAAGGTTAAGACTATTTTTATGATACGTAAATTCATCAACTCCTCTAAGACCTAATTTCCTAGCTGGATCCCAACTAAATTTATTTCTAAAGGCACTTACTTTATTCTTTACAGCCTTAGAGGGAATCCGCCACCCATATTTGTTTATCAAATTACCTGCTTGTCCCCAATCACCTATAAAAGGTACAGAAAAACCTGCATATAATGCAGACATCCCAGGTTGACCCTCTAAAGCATAGAGTGCAGAATGAGCTAAGTCAGCAGGGGGGGCTAAACTAAGCATATCTAATGTAGTATGTAAAGGCTTAGACAATGCACCGTATACGCTACCTGCAGCTTCTACTGAAGCTTCCCAATCCTTACTTGGAGGTTGTCCTAACTTATACCCTCTATTTTCAACATTCAAGGCCATTATTCAGTTATTTCTTTCGGTCTTTCAGCTTCTATCAAATGTTTATCCTTAAATCCTTGAAATAATGCGCCAGATACTTGTGTAACTGTAGTCTTATTCTTATCTTCTAAATCCATTATATCAGATAACTTAAATAATGCTTTTAATCTAGTCTCATCTTTATCTGAAGTAAGTGCTATATTATTAATATTCTCTAATATCGCTTTTTCATCTACACCTATTTCTTCTAATATAGGCTTTAATTCTTCTCTCATAGCAGTTGTTATCCTTTTTGTTTTAATAAGTTGAGCAGACTTATGCTTAGCGTATCCTGGATTTACCGTAGGAAAAGCCTTCATATAAGCTTCTTGAGGAGAAAGTCCTGATGTTATATATACTATAAAGAGATGTTCGTGCTTACTTAGTACGGTCCGATCTAGCAGAACGTCTGCAGAACTCTTACTCCCTCCAAAGGAGTAAATGTTGAGTCTGCGCGAAGTGTCCATCTTCGCCTTGGAGGTTACTGGAAAAGTACCAGTGCACGTGCCAACGTATTCCCTAACCTTGTTCCGCCCTTTCGGCACAACCATCTTTCCTTTGCGCAATATTTGTATAAAGCACCCATCATCAGCTTGTACCCAATCGCCTACTTCACCCTTGCGCCAGTTATCTGCGATTTTGATACTACCAGGTACCTCTTCTATACCATCAAATACTGTATGCTCTATCTTATTTACTTTATATACTCTCATATAAACAAAGCTCCCGTCAAGGGAGCGTTAGCAATCAAGCCTTAC